AGTAATCCAGAAATTTTTTCAGCAGCACCATGAACAGTTTGTTCCTGTGCCATTGTAACGTTCCTTTCGTTGGGGTTGACGTATGATGAGCTCCCGTAAGGGTTAGCTCTTATTTAAAAGCTCAAGATCTTTTTGAGCTAGTTTTCCGCTTTCCATGATAGTCTGTAAATGACCTCGGATTTTATCTAGCATATTATATGCCATCCAAAGGGATCTACGTTTTTCATCGTCAGCAAAACTTGTGTGGAAAATCTCCTGCTTATAAGTTTCTAGGAGATCTTCAAATGCCTGTTTCAGTAGGGGATCGTTTAGGAGCACCTGGGCTCGCTTGCCCTCCCTGACCTGTGTTTCTATTTTGTCCATCGTTAAAGAATTGTTGTTGTCCTTTTACTATCTCTTTCATTAAATCACCAGATTTATTTAGATCTGCTTGTTCTAACATACTTCTACGTTTAAGTTCAAGCTCATCTATCTTGGATCCGTATTTAAGTTCTAATTCTTTAATCTTTATTTCAAAATCAAGTAATTGTTGTCTCATTCTGCCTTCAATTTCTTTTAATGTTACATTGGCATTAAGTTGAGCTCTTTGATTTTCACCCTGTACCTGAGCTAATGTAACTTTTTCAAACTCAGTAGGTGGTTTAGGCGGTAGTTGAGGCATTTGTGCAGCACCAACATCAGGATCCATAAAGTATGGTTCTATCCCGTTGAGTCCTGCATTTTCAATTAATTTCTTTAAACTATTATATATATTCCTTAGATTAACCATTGGACCAAATGTATTTTGTTGTAAGTTTATTGCCTGCATTTGTCTTTCCAATATAGCGTTTAACAGAATAAGTTGTTGTTCTTTTGATCCTGTACCAAGACCAACCTGAACAGTAACATTAACTCTGTCTTTCCATTCGTAAGGTCTCATAGGAATATATTTGCCTCTAATTCTTACGATTTTTTCTTTTTGTTGATACTTGCATACCAACTCAAACATTTTTAAGGCTAGATCTTTCACACCTGTTTCAGCAAAGATTCTGGCGATTAACTCCATTCTCATTTGTGATTGTGTTAGAATTTGGTTTTGTCCAGTCGCTGTTTTATTTAGTGTATTAGAATCTAGCCCTTGAGATTGTCTGGTAATTCCTGTTCTAGTTTCCTTGACGGAATCCAGATAACCCAACATTGCTGTAGCTTGTTCTGTAAGAGGTTGCATCGGAAGAGGCATCATTACATTTTGAGGTGGTTGTTTAGTTCTTACTATTCCACCAGGGCGATTGGTTAATAAATCATCCATCGCCACTTGTCCATCTTGGACAGCTACTCTATTGTTATTAGTTAGATACATGTTATCTAACATTTGTCTCATAACAGTAGATTTAATAAGTTGTATATCTTCTACAAGTTCAGATACAGATCTTCCATGAAATCTGTGTGGCATGATAACAGGAGTCATGGAAACAAATGGATAGTTATCCACTTCTTCCATATCTATCATTTTACCTGTTCCTGATCCTGCAGTTGTAATCTTTAATAATTCTGCTTTGCCATCTTCATTAACATCTAACTTGATGTAGCACTCATAGATTAAGATATCATTTGTACTTTTATCACCTTCACTAGCTCCGTGTGAGAAATCTACATTTTGGTGTCTTATAAATTTATCTTCTGTGAAAAAGTCGGTATTACCCGTAGGTAAACTATCAACAAGATCTTTATCATAGCCCATTTCAACAAGTTCTGTTCTTGTTTTGTTCGTTCTATGACATACGAAATTTGCAGAATTAATATCTTTACTTCGTCTTGAAATTAAAAATTCTTCTGGAGGAACTGGTTCAATTCTAACCTGTCCGTATAATCTTGTTCTATGAATGACTACATCATGGAGAATTACTTTATCTAATTCTTTTCCTTGATCGTCTAAAATCGGTTCTTCGTATGCTGAATGATTTTTAACTTTAACTTCTGGATTTGTAACGAGATCGTTAAATTCATCATCAGATAATCTTGTATATTCTTCCCTCTCAGTTTTCTGAGAATCATCCCAATAAACTTTTAGAATTCCATTCTTCTGTATTAAAGCATCTTTAAATGCTGAATAGAGAGCCAGGAATCCTGAGTTCTCTTTATAAAATATGTAATTAAGGTAGTCAGAACATTGACGTGCCATTTCATCGTCTTCTGGTCCCGTACCCTCGCAACTAAATACATTGTCTCCTGAAGTAAAAATTCTCATTAAGGAAGGCATGAGACTTTCTACTGTATCGAGTACATCATTGGATATTACCTGAGAACGACCTTCTTGTTCGTTCCCTAAAGGCATACCTAAATAATACTGTAATGATTTTTTTCTACGAGATACTAATTCCCCACCAATAAAACCTGATGCGTTATGTATCTCTCTACTTAAAACTGCTAATATATCTTTTTCTGATTTTGCCATTATTACTTAGATCTCCATCCTTCTTTCACAGCAATTCTATGTAATTTATCTAAATTCTTAGCGGAGCTTCTTTCATATTTTCTTATTCCTTTAAAGCCACCTAATTTTTTAAGATCTTTTTGTGTCCACCAATGTTTGAGTAATTTACTTCCACTAGCGTCTATACCTTTTTTAAATGGAGCTATTCCAATATGTCCAGCTTGCATTCTCTGTTTTTCTAACTGTTGTCTCTTAACACGACCTTTAGATCGTGCAGACACTTTCATTCCTGGTCTCCAAGTTATTATTCTTTTCATTATACTATATATTTTGTGTCTACCTTTATTGGTTTTTCCCATTCACTTACATCAATGGGATCATGCACAGCTCCGTATCTTAATGCGTCTGCTGCATGTGAACACCAATCGTGTAGTGGTTTGTTTTTAAATACCTGATTCTTATCATCCCATTGTTTCCGATATTGTCTGACAGCATCTAAACCTATTTTACATTTAACTCTATCAATATAACAATTCGGTAACATATTTCTCACAGATTCTATTCCATGATCAATTTCTAATTTAGGAGCTACTTCAAAATCTATTCCCAGTTCGTTTGCTACTTCCAGTCTAGATTTTCCAGTTCCTAATTCTCTTGCCATTATGTCATGTGGAGCTATATGACGTTCATAAGCATAATCTTTTTCTTCAAGTTTATCAGCATAGTGTGCCAATGATTCCCCTGAAGTTTCGTAATAATCTATTAGGTGTATTTCCTCCCCAACTCGTTGAACAAACCAAATTGCTGTCGAGTCTCCTATACCTAAATCCCACCACGTCTCTACACCTACGTTAGTATCCACAGGCACGGAGCAGATTCTTCCATCATTGTCTGCTTTCGTTATTAATCTTCCGTAATAACTTCCTGAGACCGCTGCAGTAAACGAACATTCGAACTCCTGCTCGAATTGTTCTTCGGTCATTATGGAACGTGCCTGAGCCAGTTCCTCGTCTGGAATCACCTTGGTTTCTGAGGCTCTATACATTTTGCTCATCCAGTCTTTATGACCACGTTGAGCAAAGTCATAGACTTCCCAGAATTGGTTATGTCCCATTGGTGTTCCGATAAACATTACCCAGCCTAACTTGTCAGAAATGGATGGTCTAATTATCTCGGTCCATACCCTGGGGGACATAATTGCATATTCATCCATAACAACTCCGTCAAATCCCATTCCACGGATACTGTCAGGATGATCTGCACCAAATATTTGAATTCTACTTCCGTTAAATAAATCTATTCTTAATTCAGTCTCGTTCCTACTGCCTCCCAAATACATGAGAGGTTTTGTATAAAATTTTAAATACTCCCAAGCTATAGACTTACCTTGTCTATAAGTTGGAGCTATGAATGCACATAATGATCTAGGTTTTGCTGCTGCAGTCTTGATCATTTCATTGACTGCTAAAACTGTTTTTCCAAATCGTCTATGGCAGACTAATACTGTGAATCTTTTTTTGTTTTCGTGAACTTCTCTTTGGTATTCTCTTGGCTTATAGGGTATTTTTATAGTTTTACTCTTTTTGCCATTCGACTTTGATTTCGATTGGTTCATCAGATCCTATTCTTGAAGTTGAAGATGCAAGTCTCGGATGAACATAAGGTGCTGCCTTTTCTGCGGCATACATTTTACGTTCAGGCGC